ACTTGTGCGGCGGCTCGTACCTGTGATGCTTGGAAATCTGGTGGTTCAATTAAAAAGGACTGATATGAAAGCAAAACCCAAAACTCCCGTCAATGCTCCTAAAAAGGGCATTCCTGTGGCAATTATGGTTGCGGTTGGCAAGCCCAAAGCTATGCCTATGCGTGGTCAGCGTACTGCCACCAACATGATGAAGAAATCTTCAAGAGGTAAATAATGGCATCTATAACTGCTCCCGTCACATTGCTTAATGCTGTCACAGCTACAGGCGCATCCAAGGCTGTTCAGGTCGACATGGGTGAGCCAGCAATTCTCCATGTAACTGGCATCACAACTGCCACTGTTGCCCTGCAAGGTAGTCTTGATGGCACAACTTACAGCACGATTGGCACTGCTTTGACTGCTGATGGATTTGTCACTTTGGCTAATGCTCCCAAGTATTTGCGAGCAAATTGCACCGCTTACACCTCTGGCACGATTACTGCCAAGATTCTTTACTAAGGAGAAACCACATGAAAAAGCCAACAATGGCTCAAAAAAAGGTTGGCAAGGTAATGCGTGAATACAAGGAAGGCACTTTGCATTCAGGCAAGGGTGGCAAAGTAGTCAAAAACCCAAAACAAGCGGTTGCTATTGCTTTGTCTGAGGCAGGAATGTCCAAACCAAAGAAAAAGATGAAATGAAACAGGGACTTTATGCCAATATTCATGCCAAACAAGCCCGAATCAAGGCGGGGTCTGGCGAGAAGATGCGTAAGGTAGGTAGCAAGGGTGCTCCTACTGCTGAAGCGTTTAAACAGGCGGCTAAGACTGCCAAAAAACCCAAAAAGGTGAAGTGATGAAAACTCCTACTTGGCAACGCTCCGAGGGCAAAAATCCCAAAGGGGGGTTGAATGCCAAGGGGAGAGCATCCTATAATGCGGAAACTGGTGGTAATTTGAAACCTCCAGTAAAGTCGGGGGACAATCCTCGCAGAGCAAGTTTCTTGGCTCGCATGGGCAATATGGCTGGTGCAGAGTACAAGNNACAAGACTGCTTCTTTCGTTGAAGGCTTGGGGCGCAAACTCCAAGGAAGACGCAAAGGCAAAAGCTAAAGCTATATCCGCAAGGAACAAAGCAAAGGCTAAAAGCAGATGACATACCTTGAACTAATCAACGATGTTCTCATCAGACTTAGAGAAACCACTGTTTCTACATCTACAGAAACTACCCACTCGACTCTGATCGGCAAGTTTGTCAATGATGCAAAGCGTCAAGTTGAAGATGCTTTTGCATGGAATGTGCTTGGCACTACCATTACTCTATCTACCACTTCTGGTACTTATTCTTATGCTTTGACTGGTGCTGGTCAGAAGTTTCAAGTTCTTGATGTGCTGAATGTCACAAGCAATCTCAGGATGAAGAACATCGATTTTGCTACCATGAATCGGTATCAGAACTTCTCTACTCCTGTTAATGGAATACCTGCTTACTATGCTTTTGATGGCATAGATGGCAGTTACGACACTAAGGTAACGATCTATCCTCGCCCTGATGGTATTTATAGCATTCCATTTAGTCTCACAGTCCCTCAAGCCACATTGTCATCTGACTCAACAGTAATCAAAGTTCCTGATGTGTTGGTGGCTCAAAATGCTTATGCTCGTGCTTTGGTTGAGCGTGGTGAAGATGGTGGTCTAACTTCATCTGAGGCATATCAGTTATATCGTTCCATGTTGTCTGACTACATTGCTTTGGAAGGCACTCGCTATCCAGAGAATCAGGAGTTTGTTGCGACATGAGTCAACAAATACAGACTTTTAGCATCTCAGCCCCCGGATTTTATGGGTTGAATACTCAAGATTCGCCTCTTGATTTGGCGGCTGGATTTGCTTTAGTTGCGACAAATTGCATCATTGACCAATATGGTCGTATCGGCTCACGCAAAGGTTGGTCAAGAGTTAATTCATCTAGCGGAAACCTTGGAGCTAATGACGTAACAGTGATTCATGAGTTAGTTCAAGCTGATGGAACTTTGACTGTATTGTTTGCTGGAAACAACAAGTTATTTAAACTTGATGGTTCTAATGCTGTTGTTGAACTCACCTATGGTGGAGGTGGTACTGCTCCAACTATTACAGCTAGTAATTGGCAATGTGCCTCGTTGAATGGCATTACTTACTTCTTCCAGTCTGGTCACAATGCACTGATCTATGACCCTGCTGTTAGCACTACGACATATCGTAGGGTTAGTGAGAAGACTGGTTATGCCGCTACTGTTCCTGATGCCAATATCTGTATTTCGGCATTTGGTAGGTTGTGGGCGGCAAACACAACAAGCAATAACGCTACTGTTTACTTCAGTGACCTAATTGCTGGTCATGTGTGGTCTACGGGTACTGCTGGCTCATTGAATGTAAACAATGTGTGGGTAAATGGTGCTGACCAGATTACTGGATTGGCGGCTCACAATGGATTCTTGTTCATCTTTGGTAAACGTCAGATTTTGGTTTATCAGGGCGCTACAACACCATCAACAATGTCTATCTATGACACAGTTGAAGGGATTGGTTGCATAGCTAGAGACAGCATCCAGACTACTAGCACTGATGTGCTTTTCTTGTCTAATTCTGGTGTGCGTTCTTTGATGAGAACGATTCAAGAGAAGTCTGCTCCTGAGAGAGATTTGTCTAAGAATATTCGTAATGATTTGATGTCTGTAGTTGCTGGTGAAACATTGGCAAGTATTAAGTCTATTTATTCTGAGCGTGAAGCGTTTTATTTGTTGACTACACCAAGTATTGATACTGTTTGGTGTTTCGATACAAAGGCTTACTTGCCTGATGGTTCTGCAAGGGTAACAACTTGGGACTCTATTGAGCCAACAGCATTTTTGTCTAGGCGTGATGGAACTTTGTATATTGGCAAAAACGGATATGTAGGTTTGTATGGTGGTTATCAGGACTATCAAACTGCATATCGTATGTTGTACTACACAAACCATGCTGATCTTGGAAATCAAAACGTAACGTCTATTCTTAAGAAGTTATCTATTGTCGTTATTGGTGGAACAAACCAGACTGTCACGTTTAAGTGGGGCTTTGACTTCAAGACTAATTACTTGTCTGACAATGCAACTATTCCAGAACAGGGTGTTTACTACTATGGAATTGCAGAGTATGGAGCAAATGCGACAACTATTGCTTATTACTCTGATGGTGTTGCATTGCAAACGCTTGTTGTTTCGGCAACAGGCGCAGGAAAGGTTGTTCAAACTGGTTATGAGTCTGACATAAATGGAACTCCATTGTCGATTCAAAAGATTGAAATTCAAGCCAAAAATGGCAAGATGACTTAAAGGAGATTATTGTGTCTGATTACACAAAGAGTACGAATTTTGCAACTAAGGACAATTTGTCTTCAGGCAATCCATTGAAGATTGTTAAAGGCACTGAAATTGATACTGAGTTCAACAACATTGCGACTGCGATTGCAACTAAAGCTGACTTGTCAAGCCCAACTTTTACTGGTACTCCTGCACTTCCAACTGGAACAACTGGGGTAACACAAAGTTATGGAGATTCAAGTACAAAGTTGGCAACAACTGCGTTTGTCCAAGCCGCACTTCAACTTCTTTATCCTGTTGGAACAATTTATACCAATTCAAGTGTAAGCACTAATCCAGCAACATTGCTTGGTTTTGGCACATGGACAGCATTTGGCGCTGGTCGTGTAATGGTTGGTTTTAACTCTAGCAATACTTTATTTGATACTGCTGAAGAAACTGGTGGTAGTGCAGACGCTATTACTGTTAGCCATACTCATACTGCAACATCTACTGTTAGCGATCCGGGTCACTCACATTCAATTAACACTGTTTATGGTTATGACAATACTCAGCCATCTACTGTTATATCTGCTAGAGGTAGCGTAGGTGCAACTCAAAGTAACCTTGGAACTAATGGAACAGCAACAGGGGTTACTGTTTCAACATCTGTTGCATCAAGTGGTTCAAGTGGAACAAATGCAAACTATCAGCCATACATTACTGTTTATTTGTGGAAGCGCACAGCATGATGATGCAAGACCCAGAATATCGCATCATTCATCATTTCAGTGATGGTTTGTATGCCAAGGAGTCATTCTTCACGGCTGGAATGGCTATTCTGAAGCATACGCATAACTTCAGTCATTTATCTATTTTGGCTCATGGCAAAGTTGCGGTGTTGCGTGGTACTGAGATTGATATTGTTTCTGCGCCTGCTTGCATTGAGATTGAGGCTGGTGTAACTCATGGTGTAAAAGCCATTACGGATTGTGTTTGGTTTTGTATTCATGCCACAGACGAGAAAGACCCGTCTAAAGTGGATGATGTTTTAATTAAAGGGGATTGATATGCCTTGGTCATCAGTAGCGGCGGCAGTCGCACCATCAATTATTGGTGGATTATTTGGCGGTGGAGCAAGTGAGGGCTATGCTGGTCAAAGTCGCCAACAACAGGAGGCGGCTCAAGCGGCGGCTGAAGCACAGAAGTTTCGACCTGTAGGAGTTACTACAAGGTTTGGTTCTTCTAACTTCCAGATGTCCCCTGAAGGCTACTTAACTGGTGCTGGTTACACGCTAACACCTGAGATGCAAGCCTATCAGAATCGTTTGATGGGATTAGCTGGTGGCGCTTTAACACAGGCAGAGCAGGCTGGGCAACAGTATCAACCATTGTCTACAGCGGCAACAGGATTATTTGGATTGGGTCAACAATATTTGGCTCAGAGTCCAGAACAGGTTGCGGCTGACTACATGGCTAAACAGCAAGATTTGCTTGCTCCTAGCCGTGAGCGTCAAATGGCTCAGTTGCAGAATCAGTTGTTCCAACAAGGTCGTGGTGGATTGTCTGTAGGTGCTACAGGTACACGCCCAAGTGGTGCGGCTGGATTGGGTGCTACTACACCTGAGATGGAAGCCTACTATAACGCTATGGCTCAACAAGATGCTTAGTTGGCGGCTCAAGCACAACAAGCTGGTCAACAGAATGTTACGTTTGGTACAGGATTACTTGGTACTGGTGCTAACTTGTTAGGTCAGTATCAGACTGGTCAAGTTGGCGCTCTTGCACCATTCCAAGG